GTGTTCCCGGTTGACCGGGCGGGGCGCAAGCTCACGGACTTCAACGATCTGCAGCACGCCGAGGCGGGCGGCCTCCACCTGGTGCGTGAGCAGATAATCGCCACGCTCGATGTGCTCGGGTGGCGCGTGCCTGCATCCTCGCGCGGGGATCGCTGCCACGAGGGGGGCGGGGAAAGCGGCCGGATGGTCGCGCGTCTCTCGATCGAAGATGCGGTGGGGCGCTACTGGGGCACGTATGGCTTCGGCGGCGAAGTGCTGTTCGATGAGCGCGAGCGGCGCCTTGTGCACAAAAAAGATGTCATGAACCTGTTGCCCCGCCACGGCTGGGACACGCTCAAGGATCATCCCGCCTGGCGGGTGGCGCTGGACACCGAAGTCGGGTTCGACCCCACGGAAAAGGACGCCACCATCCGCTGCAACCTCTTCGGCGGGTGGCCGATGACTGCGGTGCCGGGCAAGTGCAGCGCGCTGCTGTCGCTGCTCGAATACTTGTGCTCGAACGAAGACAACCGCGAGCCCGTGTATCAGTGGATCCTGCGCTGGCTCGCCTATCCGCTGCAGCACCCCGGCGCGAAGATGCACAGCGCCATCGTCGTGCACGGCCCCCAGGGCACCGGCAAAAGCCGCTTCTTCGAGGCATACGGCAAGATTTTCGGGCGGTACTTCCGCGTCGTCGGGCAAGAGGCGCTCGAAGACAAGTTCAATGCGGACTGGGCCGAGGCCAAGCTCTTCATCGTCGGTGACGAGGTGCTCGCCAGGGCGGAGCTGTACCACATCAAGAACCGCCTCAAGTCCTTCATCACCGGCGAAACCGTGCGGGTGAACCCCAAGAACGTCGCGGCGCACAACGAAAAGAACCAGATGAACCTGGTATTCCTCTCCAACGAGCGCCAGCCGCTCGCACTGGAAAACGATGACCGGCGTCACCTGGTCATCTGGGTGCCGCCCAAGCTCGGCGACGCGTTCTTCGGCGAGGTTGACACCGAAATCGCCAACGGCGGCATCGCGGCGCTGTACCACTATCTGCTCGAGCTGGACCTGGGCGACTTCAAGCCTTGGACGCGCCCACCCATGACGAGCGCGAAGGAGGACCTGATCACGCTCGGGCTTTCCAACGAAGAGCGCTTCGTGCGCGAGTGGCGGGCGCTCGAGATCGATGGGCCCGATGGCGACCCGCTGCCGTTCTGCCCCTGCCTCGGCTCGCACCTGTACCAGGCGTACTCGGCGTGGTGCGAGCGCCACGGCGAGCGCAAGCGCAAGGCGCAGGACCTGGTGGGGTATATCAAGAAGCTGCCCGGGTGGCAGGCCGGCGGCGTGCAGAAGACGCTCCCGGACCTGCGCGAGGCCAGCGCCGGGCGCTACGTCTCGCGCAAGCTGGTGGTCCCGTCCGATACCGCGATGCACGAGAGCGTGTCGCACCTGCCCGACGTCCAGCGCGCCCTGCTGCAGGAAAGCGGCGAGCCGCGCATCCGCTGGATGACCCGCTGTTTTTTCGCCTTCGAAAAAGCGCTCGGAAACCCGCCGTGATTACCACGCATGAACGCCGCTACCACGCATGGCTACCACGCATGATTCCACGCATCCAACCCGCGCCGCTGGCGGATTCCACGCATGACCACGCATGAAACCCCTCGTATGCGTGCGCGCGACACACTCAAAATCCGTCCGCCGAAAAAACGCGTGTTCTCGCGTATACGTTCATGCGTGGTCAGAGTGGTAAGAGTGGAAGGTGTTGCGAATCAGGCACTTGCGGAAATTCCATGCGTGGTAGTCATGCGTGGAAGCCCGGTTTCATGCGTGGAAGCCGCCGCGGCGGCCGGTTTTCCCCGCATGACCCGCGTTACCCGGTCCGACATCCGGCCTGCCGCGGCTTGCGCCGTGGCCGCGTGCCAGCCTGGCCTTGTTGCCCGGCTACATGGCGAGCACGATCACGCGCGCACCCAGCGCCAGCAGCACGAATCCGAGCAGGTCGAACACGATGCCTGTCGCCAGCAGCCGGCGCGTATGGCTCGTGATCTTGAGGTTGTCCGGGATGCTCACGCGTGTCTGCAGCGGGTGATTGATCCACTCGCCGGTGCCGATGCACAGCCCGCCGAGGGCAAGCAGCTGCACGGCCGCGTTGGGCACGCCGTGCATCGGGAAGAGCAGCGCGAGGACGAGTATCGAGAACGATGCAGCGATCAACATTTTGCACCAGTGCTCCAGTGTGAGTTTCTGCAGGTCCGGTTTCATGGGAGCTTCGTCGGTAGGGGTAGGTTGTCGCCTGGTAACGACGAGTCTATCAGCCGCCGGGGCTCCCGCCATCTGCTGCTTGACCAGGCCACGAAGGGTGCCTATCCTGCCGGCAAGGAGTGTCGAAGCTCCGGAGTCAGCGGCCACCGCACCCGACAGATTTGCGGTTTTTTTGTGCCCGGCGTTATGGCCGGGAGGGCGACGGCGATACAAGACCTCGCAAGGGGGAAACCCGTCCGCCGGCTGACTCCGGCTTCGAACCTCCCGGCCTCCTCGGGCGGTTGTGTCGAAGCGACTCCCGAGGCTTTCAAACCTCAGTCAGGAGTCGCCACCATGACGCAATCCGTCCGTATTCCGTCCACCTCCACCGTTTCGCTGGGGCAGGCCCGCATCAACGCGGGGCTCGCCCTCGATGCCGCCGGCATGGGCGTCGAGGGGCTCGAAATCATCCAGGGCCTGCTGCGGGCCGCCCGCACCCTCGATGACCCGCGCCACCTGGGCAGCATCGTTCATGCCGGCGCGGTCATTGCCGAGCTCTACCTGGGCCCGCTCCACGGCATGCGCGACGACGCGCAGCAGCTCGCCGACGCGCTGGCCGACGGGGGTGCGGCATGAACGCCCTGGTCGAGCTGCACCACGCCGAGCCGATGACCACCTCGCTGATCGTGGCGGAAGGGTTGGCGATGGACCATGCATCGGTCATCAAGCTGACGCGCAAGCACGTAAATGACATCGCGGACTTCGGAGAAGTCGGATTTGAAATCCGACTTAACCCGCAAGGTAGCCCAACCGAATTCGCCTGGCTGAACGAAGGCCAGTCGCTGTTCCTGCTCACCCTGATGCGCAACTCCCCCGTGGTGATCGAGTTCAAGAAGGCCCTGATCCGGGCCTTCCTCGAACTGCGCGCCCGGGCGCAGGCCGCCGCCGTGCCCTCGCGCGAGGAACCGCTCACGCTCTCGCACCGGGCCGATGTCATGGTGGCCGCGGACCGCACCTTCCGCGCCGCGTGGCGCACGGGGCGCGCGGCGGGGCTGCCCACGGCGCGCGCCATCCGCACCGCCAACCGCATCGCCCTGGAGAAGACCGGCGTCAACCTGCTGGCCGAGCTCGACGCCGAAGACGTCGCCATCGACCCGCCGCCCGGCGCCGTGGCGCCGGATCCGTGGGGCGTCGAGGCCTTCGTGCTCGCCTGGGTGGCCGGCGAGCTGCCCGTGCCGGTCACGCCCTGCCGCAGCAGCGATCTCTACCGCGCCTACGTCCGCTGGTGTGCCGCCACCGCGCGCGCGCCGGCCACCATTCGCCAGTTCGTGCCCGCCTGGCCGCCCGCGCCACGGCTGCAGCGCGTCATCGGGGCACGGCTGTCCGGTGCGCACGGTGGCGAGTCGGCCCGCATCGTGGTGCCGCCCGGCGCGCGCGCCGCCGTGCAGGAGGGCGCCTGGGGCGCCTACCTCGCCGTTGCCGTCGCCCGCTTCGCCGCGGCGCTGGCACAATGGGAAGCAGAGGTCAGCGCGCAGTGACCCGCGTCAGCCAGGCCGATTTCGCCCGCCTCTGCGGCGTCAACCGTAGCACCGTGTCGCGCTGGATCAAGGACGGGCGCATCGACGCCGACGCGCAGGGGCGGATAGACCCCGTCGCCGCGCAGCGCCTGCGCCTCGCCACGGAAAGCCCGCTGCCGCACCACCAGGCGCGCAAGGCGCAGTTTGACGAGGCCCGCGCCGGTGGCGACACGGAGGATGGGAGCGAAACCGCGCCAGCGGGCGCTGAGGAGGCCGCAGAGCCGTCCTCGCTGGAAGGGCTGGGCCACCAGCTCAAGCGCGCCACGGTCGAGCTGCAGCGCAACAAGGCGGAGCTGGCCGCGATGGAGATCGACAAGGCGGCCGGCGCGCTGGTTGCTCGTGAGGACATCGACTTCGTGCTGGCGGACTTCGGCGGCACGCTGCGCGGCCTGATGGAGGGCCTGCCCGATCGCCTGGCCGGCGAGATCGCCGCGCACCGCGGCGACGTCAACGCCATCCACAAATCACTGGAAGACGCCGCCCGCGAGATCCTGCTGGCGATCAGCGCGCAGATGGAGCGGCGGATCGAGGAGCTGGCGGCATGAGCGTGCCGCGCCGCTCCACCACCGCGCTGCCCAACGGGCGGCGCGAGCTGTACCAGGGCCTGGTGCGGGCCTGCCGCCCGCGCCCGCTGACCACGGTCTCCGGCTGGGCCGACGCGCACCGCGTGCTGTCGAGCAAGGGCAGCGGCGAGCCCGGCCCGTGGCGCACCTCGCGCACGCCGTACCTGCGCGAGATCATGGACCAGCTCTCGGCCAGTTCGCCGGTGCAGCGCATCGTGATGATGTTCGCCGCGCAGATCGGCAAGACGGAGGTCGGCCTCAACTGGCTCGGCTACATCGTGCACCACTCGCCCGCGCCCGCGCTGGTGGTGCTCCCGACGCTGGAAGTGCGCAAGCGCTGGGTCAAGCAGCGCCTCGACCCGCTGCTCGGCGAAACGCCGGCCCTGCGCGCCATCTTCGGCGGCAAGCGCACGCGCGATGCCGCGAACGCGGAAGATATGAAGGACTTCCCGGGCGGGCTCATGGTGCTCTCCGGCGCCAACAGCCCGGCCAGCCTGGCCAGCATGCCGATCCGCTTCGCGCTGCTGGACGAGGTCGACCGCTTTCCGTGGGAGGCCGGCGCCGAGGGCGATCCGCTCGGCTTGATCGACGAGCGCACCAAGACGTTCCCCCGCCGCAAGGTGCTGTTGGTCTCCACGCCCACCACCAAGGGGCTGAGCCGCATCGAGGGTGAATACGAGAAGTCCGATCAGCGCCAGTACCACGTCCCGTGCCCGCACTGCAACGAGTTCCAGGTGCTGCGCTGGCGCCACGACGACGGCGCCTACGGCCTGGTGCACAGCGCCGCCACCGGCGCCACGCGCTACGCCTGCCGTGCCTGCGGCACGCTGATCGAAGAGCACCACAAGCCCGCCATGCTCGAGCGCGGCGTCTGGATCCCGCGCTACCCGGAGCGCAGCGTTCGCGGCTACCATCTCTCGGGGCTGTACTCGCCGCTCGGCCTGGGCTTCACGTGGTCCGAGCTCTGGCAGAAATGGCAGGACAGCCACGGCGACACCGCCAACCTCAAGCGCTTCATCAACACGACGTTGGCCGAAGTCTGGGAGGAGAAGGGCGACAGCATCGCCGACGTGGCGCTGATCGCCCGCCTGGAGCATTACCCCGAGCGCCTGCCGCTGCGCGTGCTCACCAGTTTCACCGACGTGCAGAAAGACCGCCTCGAAACCACGCTGGTCGGCTGGGGCGCCGGCGAGGAAGCCTGGGTTCTGGAGCACGTCATCCACCCCGGCGACACCGCTGCGCAGGACGTGTGGGACGACCTGGGCGATTACCTGCGCGACAAGCGCCCGGCCGCGGCCGGCATCGACGCCGGCTACAACACCAGCATGGTCTACGCCTTCTGCGAGAAGAAGCGCTGGGCGTTCCCCACGAAAGGTGTTTCCGGCATGGGTCGCCCGCTGATCGAGGACGAACTTCGCCGCCGCCAGCGGCTGCGCAGGCGGCGCAAGAAGGGCGCGGCCGCCGAGCCGCTGGGCGTGGACCAGGGCAAGGCGCTGGTGTATTCGCGCCTCAAGCTCACCGTGCCCGGGCCGGGCTTCGTGCACTTTCCGCAGCAGGCGGATTTCGACGACGAGTATTTTTCGCAGTTGGCCGGCGAAAAACTCGTCACCAAGGTGCGCGGCACCCGCCCGGTGCAGGAATGGGTGCAGACCCGCCCGCGCAACGAGGCGCTCGACTGCCTGGTAGGCAACTTCGCGCTGCTGCGCCTGCACCTGAACGGGCGCGACCTCGACGCGCTGCCGCTGCTCGATCGCGCCGCCGGCGTCGCCACGGCGCCCGCGCCCGCCCCCGAAGCCACGCCCGCGCCGCCCAAGCGCCATCACCCGGGGGAGTGGAGCTTTGAGCGAAGAGCATGATGCCGTGGTGGCGTTTCGCTACCACCTGGTGCGGCGCCTGCGCGAGCGCCTGAAGGTGTCCGAGGCCGAGGCCGCGCAGGTGGCCGACGACGTCTCGCTCATGTTCGCCACCATGCGCGGGGGCTTTGTCATCACCCGGCGCGAGGCCTCCCGCTACCGCGACGCCGCCGTGCTTCGCGACTTCAACGGCCGCAACCACGCCGAGGTGATGCGCCGCTACGAGATCAGCCAGACCACCCTGTATCGCATCATCGGAAATTCCCGCAACACCCCGAAAACGGAAGCGCCGCCCGGATAACATCCGGGCCCATGGCCTTCACCACCGCAGACATTGACGCCATCGACCGCGCCATCGCCTCCGGCGAGCTGATCGTGCGCATGGGCGATCGCCAGGTGCAATACCGCACGCTCGATGAACTGCTGGCCGCGCGCGACCGCATCAGCGCCGTGATCGCCGCGCAGTCCAGCACCTCGCGGGCCTACCCGCGCTACCAACAGGCGAGCTTCGCCGATGAGTGACCGCAACGTGCTGGATCGTCTCGTCGCCTGGTACTCGCCCGTGCGTGCCCTGCGCCGCCAGCAGGCGCGCCGCCTGCTGGCCTACTACGAGGCCGGCCGCCCCGACACCCTGCGCAAGCAGCGCCGCGAAACCGGCACCGGCAACGATGCCGTGCTGCGCGCCGGCGCCAGCATCCGCCAGCAGGCGCGGCACATGGAGCAGAACTACGATCTCGCCCTCGGGGTGCTCAACACCCTGGTGGCCAACGTGGTGGGGCCCGGCGGCATCGGCATCGAGCCCCAGCCGCGCAAGGCCGATGGCACCATCCATGACGACCTGTCGCGCGAGATCCTCGACCTGTTCAAGGACTGGGCGCGCAGCCCCGAGGTGACGCGCCAGCACGACTGGCCCAGCGCGCAGCGCATGCTCTGCCGCGCGTGGATGCGCGACGGCGAGGTGTTCAGCCAGTTGCTGCTGGGTGCCGTGCCGCTGCTGAGCCACAACACCCGCGTGCCGCTGTCGCTGGAAATGCTCGAGGCGGATTTCGTGCCCCTGGACATGCAGTCATCCCGCCCGCTGATCGAGCAGGGCGTGGAGCTCAACGGCTGGGGCGCCCCGGTGGCCTACCACGTCTACAAGCAGAATCCGCTGTCGGCATCGTCCCTGGTCGCGCTCGGCCAGACCAAGCGCATCGATGCGCGCAATATGCTGCATCTCGCGCACCGCAACCGCATCCGCCAGCTGCGCGGCGTGAGCATCTTCGCCAGCGTCGAGGAGATGATGAACCGGGCAGTGGCGTCAGGCGCCTTGGTGATGGATGTGGATTGGTTAGCCGAGGGCGGGGTGACCGAACGATGACCGCGCCGGACCGGTACGCCTCAACGTGGTCAGTCGACAACGGCACCGTGTATTCCGGGGTCGAATCGTCGACTCACAACGGAGCGCTCCGTCGGACCCGTCATCTGTTCTCGGGCCAGGGGTTCAAAGTCGTCCGTGAGGAATCGAGCACGGGCCACCTAGTCATGGACAACGGCACCAACCGGGCAGTTATCAACGTCAAGAGAGTAGGTGCATGATGATCGAGTTGCCCTATGGGGACACTGGAGGTTTCGAGCGGGGTCATGCGACCTCGGAGGATCGGGCGCGACGTGAGGCTGAGTCGGGGGTGACTGGGCAACGCCAGTCTGCCGCTCTCGCCTCGATCCGCAAGGCAATGTTCCAGGGCTTGACGTGGAAAGAGTTGGGGGAGGAACATGGGTGGCATCACGGCCAAGCGTCGTCTGCTCTCTCGAACCTCCACAAGCGTGGCCTTGTGGCTCGACTGGAGGAGACCCGGAACCGGTGCGGGGTCTATGTGGCTTGGGACTGGGTGTGGGGCCGGGAGACGGTCACGCAGGGGCGCCGGTATGACGCGGCAACGCTCGCACGGGATGTTCCCTTGCCGGTTCTGCTGGAAGCGTTGCGGATCGCGCAGGAGACACCATGAGCCGCATCGTGTACAAGTTGGAGACTGCGGCTCCTCACCCGCATGTGTGGGTCCAGGTGTGCGACGTCTGCAAGGGGACGTTCCACGCACCGGCATGGTCGGAGCGGGTGCTCCCGTCGTTGGCGGCTCTGAACGATGAGGGGTGGAGGGCGCTGTCCAACGCCGCTCGGGACGCGGCCCATGAGGAGACCGGGAAGTGGCTCCCGTGGGATACCTGTCCTGACTGCTTGTCGAAGGAGCAACTTGTCCAAGTGGCAGTGGTCTCGCGCCGGATCAACGGGGTCCTCGGTCCAGTGCATATCGACCGGGACAACCTGACGCTGTGCGGGTCCAAGTTGGGCCAGTACGTGTCGTCCCGTCGGAGGATGATCCTGTCCACTGCTGTGGATGAGGTTGTGGACTGTGCGAAGTGCAAGAAGCACTACGCGAACGGCACTTCGCAGTCGTGGAGTCGACGATGACGGAGGCGGTTGGGGTGAGTCTCCACGGTGGTCCTTGCCACGGGGAGGACAAGGCGATCCCGTATGGGGTGTGGGAGTCGGGGGCGTTCAAGGTGGTGGTGTTGAACGAGCCGGTGGGCGCTCTTGAC